TTACTATGTTTGGATATAAGGTATTCTCTGATGCAATGCAGACTTACCTTTCAGCTTTTTATAAGAAAGATAAATGAAAAAATTAAACCTACAAGATTTAGTCGAAGTTCCAGAAAACGTTGTTATAGCAGCAGCTTCTTTTATTCCAGAAGACGAAGAGAGCGGTCTTAGAACTGTTCTTAAAGTTGCAGAAGAATATAGAGCAGCGAATATGACTCCAATATTCATTCTTGACAGAAGAAATATGGATATTCTTTGCACAGCCAAAGAAACTTTCGGAAAAAAACTTAACTAAGCCAGTTGACTTTTCAATAGAGGTATAGTATAAATAACACCAAGAGTGGCGGTTCACCGTCACCAAAGGCGAAACTGACCACTTGATTTTTTTCTCTATGGAGAATAATATATGAGTACAGTAACTACAACCGCTGCAGTCGCAGCAAAGTCAGATGTCGTTGATCTCCGTGGAATGTGGATTGGCCTTGCGCTTCTAAACACATTCTATCTAATCGTCAGAATCTATGAGCAGGTATTCGGCTGGAGGGCTGGTCTTGACTCATTTGCACCCGAGTTTCAGACATATTGGATGTCTATTCTCTGGACGGAGATTCCGCTTGAGTTAGTCTCAGGACTAGCACTTGCTGGTTATCTTTGGAAGACGAGAGATCGTGACATTGACGCCGTAGCTCCTCGTGAGGAAATGCGTCGTCTAGTAGTTCTTGTTCAGTGGCTTGTTGTGTATGCTGCTGCCATTTATTGGGGCGCATCCTTCTTTACTGAACAGGATGGTACATGGCATATGACTGTTATTCGTGATACTGACTTTACTCCAAGTCACATCATTGAATTCTACATGTCATATCCAATCTATAGCGTAATTGCAGTAGGTGCTTTCTTCTATGCAAGAACCCGTATTCCATACTTCTCACATGGATACAGCCTTGCATTCTTGATTGTAGCTATTGGACCATTTATGATCATTCCAAACGTTGGTCTCAACGAATGGGGTCATACTTTCTGGTTCATGGAAGAACTATTCGTAGCACCATTGCATTGGGGCTTCGTGTTCTTTGGCTGGATGGCACTTGGTGTGTTCGGCGTTGTTCTCCAAATTCTAGGACGTGTTCATGCTTTGCTAGGGCGTGAAGGCGTAGCACTTCTAACAGAATAAAAAAAAAGTTGAGGGGGAGGTATTGACTTCCCCCTCACAATTACTATATAATATGAAGCGTTGCCTGATTGGAACGCTGATTATTTTTCTCGCTTAAAAGGAGATAACTATGACAAACGATCCATTTGCATTTAACAACTTCAACAAATATCTTGTAGGCTTTGATAAGGTTCTAGATACCTTGAATTCTGTACAAGATACCTACGCAAAAGCAGCAGCCCAAAATTGGCCTCCATATAATATCGTGAAAGTTGACGACAACAATTATACTATTGAAATGGCTGTTGCAGGTTTCGGCAAACAAAATATTGACATTGAACTCGCCAATAACGTATTAGTCGTTAAAGGTGGTATGACAGTTAACGATATGGCTGATGCTACAATCAATCCACTACAATATATCTATAAGGGTATTGCGGATCGTGTATTCACACGCAAATTTACTCTTGCCGATAGCGTTGAAGTGAAAAACGCAGAAATGCTCAATGGTATTTTGAAGATCTATCTGGAAAATATGATTCCAGAGGAAAAGAAACCTAAAAAAGTTAACATCGTTTAAGGATAACAATCATGTATAGCGAAGGGGAGTTTTTCTAGTGTAATACTCAAACACTAGGAGGACAAAATGACTACTTTGTTTCGTTGGGAAGACGAACTTGGTATCATTCGTATTAGAAGATACAATCCAGATCATGCAATAGGTGGCAAGAAATTTCGTAGAATGCCCGTCAGTGGCACTCGTTGTTTTCGTGGTGGATTTGGATGGTATCGTTATCCAAGAACCTTTCAGGAGCTTCGTGAGATTGACTCTTTTTATCATGATGAAGAATGTAAGCTCCTGAAAGTAAAACACAGAGCAAAAAGAAACAGAACGCCCACTTGCTGGGACGATTATATGAGATCTGATTTCAATCACAAAAATTGGAAAAGACAGAGGCGCCACCAGTGGAAACCTAAATAAAGGAAAACCACTGGGGGAACCTATGTCAAAAATTACAGATATAATCAAAGAAGCCATAAAAGATAAGCTAGATGAGGAAGCTCACGATCATGGTCGTGGGTATACTTCTGAGATTAGCAAAACTCCACATGGTGTGATCACTATGGTTTCCCATGAGGGTAAAGAAGTTGGCAAAGTGATTATGCCTAAAGATTTACGTGGCAAGGTCTATAGATCTACACATAATAAATCTAAGATTTCTGCGAACACCGCAGACCATGATACTGCAATCAATCGCGTTATCCGTAATCACGAAAAGCATATTTTCAACGATATGTATATGAAAACGTTTCCAAAGCCCGATAAGGATAAGAAACCTAAAAAGAAATAATGGAGTATTAATATGAGTAATAAATGGCCAAAGCAATCTGAGTGTCTTGCTAAATTTGGAAATCCAACACAGCGTTCTTTTAGCAAAAATCTAACACTAGTAACTCTTCCTTATACAATGTATATGGGAGATATTGTCATTAAAAGATGTACAATGAATAAGATTTGCGCTGAGTCTTTACTTAGAGTTCTAACCAAGACTTGGGAATATTATGGTAAAGATAAGGCTACTATTAAACATCACGGTCTAGATGTTTTCTCTGGCGCACATATGGTAAGACCTATGCGTGGCGGAAGAAACCTATCGATGCATGCTTATGGTTTAGCTATTGATATTAACGCTCCAGAGAATCAGCTTGGATGGAAGCCAGGTTATCATTCCGAAAGTTTTACTGATGAAAGCCCAATGGTTAAGTTCTTTAAAGAAGAAGGTTGGGTTTGGGGTGGTGACTGGAAGTCTCGCCCAGATGGTATGCACTTCCAAGCGGCTGTAATAGGCTAATGGATAAGCTACAAGAAGCATATAACGCAGAGAGTTGGTATACCAGATATTGGCGTGCCACTCTCGCTTGGGCTTATGTTGCTATATGTTTATTTGACTTTATTATCGGACCAATCTTTTATGTTTGGTATGCGATGCAATCTGGGAGTAGTAACTTTGGAGAATGGCAACCACTTACTTTACAAAACGCTGGCGTATTCCACTTATCTATGGGCGCTATCTTGGGCGTGTCTTCTTGGTCTAGAGGTCAAGAAAAAATGAAACAGATGGACTTGATCAAGGACAAAAAGGACGAATGAAATCTTTTTTACAATTTATATCAGAAAGTAAAAGCCAAGCACCATATGGTGTAATCTTTGATGGTCCAACTAAAGCTTACGTTGGTAGCGGTCATGGCTCTCCAATAGTTCTTTCTGACGAACTAAAGGAAAAGGTCTTATCCATAGGTAAGAAACACGGTATTTGGTATGAAGGTAATGGTGGAGACATAGAGTCTAATGTTAAACTCTTTGGTTCTAATAAAAGTTATGAAGGTTCTTGGGACGATGAGTTTGCTAAGAGCGTAGACGGTTATCCAATACAGTTTATGGCTCCTATGTTTAGTAATGTTAAAGCTAATAATATGATTAGTAAATTTGTATCACCAAAACTATCTATATTTGATTCATTAATTAAGAATCAAAAAGGCAATAAGTATTTCCAAGATAGAGATTATGACGCAAATGATTTAACTAAGTTTCTAAAGGCAGGCAGCGAAGAAGACATAGATTTCCTAAAAATGTCTAGAATGCCAGCAACAGAAGAAAACGTAAAGAAGTTTTTAACAACAGGCGAAAAGCTTGAATGGCCAAAGAACTGGCAAGACTATCCAAATAAATTAGGAAAATTAGCTAAAAAGTCTGAAGACGAAAGAAATGGCTATTTACTTAATTGTAAATCCGGGGTATATATAGTGGGTTCTGGTCATCTTTTGGAACTTAAAAGATTGAATAAATCCCTAAAGATTATCGGTGGAGAAAAATCTAACTCATAGGTCGGCTCCCTCCTCTGAAATTCATGAGAGCGCTAGAATTAACTAGGTGTCTATATCTGAGTGCATGCTTTAAGATATAGATGGAGCCATCTTTTTATTATAGGGTCTGTGGGTCTTTTAGACCGGACGCCGTTTTTGGAGGTAATTTTGGATTTCTATACAAATATTTTTTCTCGTGGTGATAAAGTTTACGTTCGTGGTTTTGATAAAGGTTCTAGAGTTCAATACGTAGACAAATATAAGCCATATCTATTTCTTCCTAAACCAGATGGTAAGTATAAAACTCTAGATGGCAAACCCGTCGAGCGCATGGACTTTGACGGTATTAGAGACGCTAGAGACTTTATGGAAAGATACAAAGATGTCTCCAATATGGAGATCTATGGTCTAACTACTTTCCAATATCTTTACATCTTTGATAAGTTCAAAGGCGAAATCAATTATGACCCGTCCCTCATTAATATTGTTACTCTTGACATTGAGTGCGGCGGCGACGATGTTGTTGGCTTTCCTAACATCGAACTTGCCGATCAACCCATCACTGCTATCTCACTTAAACTAAGAAACAAGATTGCTTGCTTTGGCGTTAAGGACTTTACTCCTAAATCAGAAAATATCTATTATCTAAAGTGTAAGAATGAAGAAGATCTTCTACAGAAGTTTCTACAGGTTTGGGAGAGTAAAGACTGGATGCCGGACATCCTCACTGGATGGAATATTGAGTTCTTCGATATTCCTTATCTTGTTACTCGTATTAAAAATCTGTTTGGTGAAAAAGAAATTAAACGTCTTTCTCCTTGGAAGATGGTAGATGAGAAGATCGTAGAGTTCAAATCAAAAGAGAGCAAGAGCTACGATATTCACGGTATCTCTGTTCTAGATTACTTTCAGATCTATCGTAAGTTCACATTCGGTAATCAGGAATCATATAAACTAGATTATATCGCAAGTATTGAACTTGGTGAGAATAAGATTGACTATTCTGAGTATGGCAGTCTTAATAATCTTTACAGAGATAACTTTCAGCTTTACCTAGAATATAACATCCATGACGTTGTTCTAGTAGAACGTCTTGATGATAAGTTGAAGTTTATTGAGCAGATTATGGCTCTAGCCTATGACGCCAAGGTGAACTTTAACGATACAATGACAACTATTCGTCCTTGGGATATTATTATTCATAACTATCTCCTTGAGAAAAATATCGTTATACCACAAACCAAGCGTAATCATGGATTTGATAACCTAGTTGGTGGTTACGTTAAAGAACCAAAGCTAGGACTTAATGATTGGGTAGTCTCATTTGACTTGAACAGTCTATATCCTCATCTTATTATGCAGTATAATATCAGTCCTGAGACTTATTGTGGTAAAGCGTCGGAGCCTCTTTCTATTGAAGAGCTTCTTGATAAGATTCCATTTAGAAGTCAAAACACTTATACTTACGCTGCTAACGGTTGCTTTTACCGCAAAGACGAACAAGGCTTTTTACCAGCTTTGATGGAACGTATGTATGACGACCGAACAAAGTATAAGAAGTTAATGCTTGAAGCTAAACAGCGTTATGAAAATAATCCTAATTCAGAAGACGAGAAGCTAATCTCACGCTATCATAATATGCAGATGGCTCGTAAGATTCAGCTTAACTCAGCTTATGGCGCACTAGGTAATCAGTATTTCCGTTGGTTTAATTTTGATCTAGCAGAATCTATTACAATGTCCGGTCAGCTATCTATTAGATGGATTGAGCGTAAGATTAACGATTATATGAATAAGATTTTAAAGACAAAGGGTGTTGATTATGTTATCGCCTCAGATACTGATTCGATTTATGTTAGTATGGCCGGTGTGGTTGATGTTATTGGCGGCGATGATCAACTACTCATAGTTGAGTCGCTAGATAAGTTCTGTGAAGATAGAATTCAACCATTCATCGATAATTGTTACGCTGAATTAGCAGAGTATATGAACGCTTATCAACAGAAGATGAAGATGAAGCGTGAAACTATTGCTAATAAAGGTATTTGGAAAGCTAAGAAGATGTATATCCTCAACGCATGGAACGTTGAAGGTGTACAGTATAGTGAGCCAAAGTTAAAGATTCAGGGAATCGAAGCAGTTCGTTCTTCTACTCCACATGCTTGTCGTGAGAACATCAAGAAAGCATTAAAGATTATTATGAACGGGACTGAGGATGAACTCAAGAAGTTTATAACTACATTCAAACAAGAGTTCTTGGATCTGCCGCTAGAGGATATTGCATTTCCTCGTAGCGTTAAGAATATGGGAAAGTATACAGATAAAGCGTCTATATACAAGAAGGGAACGCCTATTCATGTTAAAGGCGCTTTAATCTTTAATAATATGCTAAAGTTTCATGATGTTAAGGAAATCCAACCTATCATGGATGGTGATAAGATTAAGTTCGCATATCTTATCGAACCAAATCCTATTCAGGAAACGGTTATCGCAATCCATGACGTTCTTCCTAAACAGTTTAACCTAGAAAAGTATATCGACAGAGAGCAACAGTTTGAGAAATCATTCATGGACCCTCTGAAAGCTATTACTTCAATTATAGGTTGGCAAACTGAGAATATTTCAACGCTAGAAAGTTTTTTCACATAGGAGAATTAAATGTCTGATACGCCAGAAGATGATTTCAATATAGATTTTGATTTTGGTTTTACATCGGAAGATGAACTAAAGTCGGGAGAACTAGAGTTACAAGATCAGCTAGGATCTGTTCAGGTCAAGCTAGATGGTCTACGTAAAATGATTATGCCTCTATTACTACAGCTAAAGAAGAATCCTGATAAGGATATTATTAAATGGGCTGGTGCTGATAGAACTAAACAGATCGATGCTTTCATTAAGAAGATGGATGCTTACATTAAGAGCTAAGTGGAGAAGTATATGTCGTTAAAGGATAAGTTGATTAAAAACTCAACGATTGATTATACGTCAACGTTGACTGATTCGAAGATTTACACGAAGAAGGATATGATTCCTACTACCGTTCCTATGATTAATGTAGCGTTATCAGGAACAATCGATGGTGGTATTACTCCCGGTCTAACTATGTTGGCTGGTCCATCAAAGCACTTTAAGACAGGATTTGCTTTACTATTAGCATCTGCCTATCTTAAGAAGTATCCAGATGGTGTAATTCTATTCTATGATTCGGAGTTTGGTACACCACAGAGTTATTTTACGAAGTTCAAGATCCCTCTTGATTCAGTTGTTCATACGCCTATCACAGACGTTGAAGAACTTAAGTTTGATCTGATGAAGCAACTAAAAGAGATAACTCGTGATGAAAACGTCCTGATTATAGTTGACTCTATCGGCAATTTAGCGTCTAAGAAAGAGGTTGAAGATGCTCTAAACGAGAAGTCAGTTGCTGATATGTCTCGTGCTAAGCAGCTTAAATCGCTATTCAGAATGATTACCCCACATCTGACGTTAAAGGATATTCCCCTTGTGGCAGTCAATCATACTTACAAAGAAATTGGTATGTTCCCTAAAGATATTGTTGGTGGCGGGACTGGCGCTTACTACGGTGCGGATAACATTTGGATTCTAGGACGGCAGCAGGAAAAAGATGGCACTGAGATTCAAGGCTACCATTTTGTCATTAATGTTGAGAAATCCCGTTACGTTCGTGAAAAATCTAAGATACCGATTACCGTTAGTTATGAGGGTGGTATTAATCGTTGGAGCGGTCTGCTCGATATTGCCCTCGAAGGTGGTTATGTGGCTAAGCCGAAAGTTGGGTGGTACGCCAAAGTGGATAGAACAACTGGGGAAGTGGATGGAAAGAACTTCAGAGCGGGTGATATCGTGGACTCTAAAGAATTTTGGATGAGTATTTTCAAGGAAACAGATTTTGCTTCCTATATTAAACGTAGATACTCACTTGACACTGAAGGCTCTTTGGTTTACGACGAAGAAGACAATACGGAGGTTTGATGAACATTGAGAGAGTTATACTTTCTAATTTATTATTCAACGATAAATACAACAGAAAGGTTATACCTTTTATCAAGAACGATTACTTTCAGGATTATTCAGAACGTGTAGTTTTTGATATTATTGATGACTATGTAAAAAAGTATAACTCTTTCCCTTCTATAGAAGCGTTAGCAATAGACCTGTCTAATAAAGAAGGACTAAACGATCAGACTTTTAAGGATAGCAAGGAAGTTATTGCTGGTCTTGAAGCTGATTCTAACACTCAACTAGATTGGCTCTTGGATCAGACAGAGAAGTTCTGTCAGGATAAAGCACTTTATCTTGCGATCATGAAGTCAATCAAAATAATGGATGAAAAAGATGGATCAATCTCCAAAGGAAATATACCGACAATCCTCACTGACGCTCTTGGTGTCTCTTTTGATACCCACATTGGTCATGATTTTCTGGTTGACAGTGATGAGAGATACGAGTTCTACCATCGTAAAGAGAAAAGAGTTCCTTTCGATCTTGACTACTTCAACACAATTACAAATGGTGGATTACCGAACAAAACGCTCAACGTTGCCTTGGCAGGGACAGGCGTTGGTAAATCCCTATTCATGTGCCACTGCGCAGCAGCAAATATCTCAAGAGGGCTTAACGTACTGTATATCACGCTAGAAATGGCGGAGGAAAGGATAGCAGAACGTATTGACTCTAACTTGTTAGATATTACTGTTGATCAGTTAGAATCTATTCCTAAACAAACTTATGATACTAAGATTAATAAGTTAAAGGAAAAGATTACTGGTAAGCTGATTATTAAAGAATATCCAACAGCTTGCGCTGGTTCTGCTAACTTTCGTCATCTTCTTAATGAACTAAGAATTAAGAAGAACTTTGAACCTGATATTATCTATATTGATTATTTGAACATCTGCCTATCTTCGAGGATTAAAAATGGAGCCAACGTCAATTCTTATACCCTTGTCAAAGCAATCGCAGAAGAGCTTCGAGGGTTGGCAGTTGAGTACAACGTCCCTATCGTCACTGCAACTCAAACAACTCGAAGCGGATATTCGAACAGCGACGTGGGACTGGAGGATACATCGGAATCCTTTGGACTCCCAGCCACAGCTGATTTTATGTTTGCACTCATCAGTTCCGAAGAACTTGAAAGTCTCGGTCAGATCATGGTTAAACAGCTCAAGAACCGTTACTCTGATCCTGGGTCTAATCGCAGGTTCGTCCTTGGGGTGGATCGCAGCAAGATGCGATTATACGACGTTGAGCAATCAGCTCAAGATGGTATTACAGATGATCGTCCAGTAATGGACAAAGGTAAGTTTATGGAAGAAGAAACAGAGCGGCGCAAACCTAAACCTAAGTTTGAAGGATTCAAGTAACTATGCCTGAATGGGCTAGAGTAATCGTTCCTGCTATATTATTTGCTAGTTTATTCCGGGTTATCCTTGCGCACTTCGTTCCGTTATTTGTGCAATGAAATTAAACCCACTAGGTTGGGCAGCTTTTAAAGCAGCAGTAATCGCAAACGCACTATATGTATTTCTTAAAACTCTAATGCAATATTTGGGGAACCCATAATTATATAAATAGATGTGTCCTTCACGAGTTGGCGCTCTAAGGACTCTATGCTCTAACGGGAGACACAGCTATGCGTATTTATCGTCGTATTTACGAACAATATTATGGTCCTATTCCTAAAGATGAGGACGGTAGAACTTATGATATTCACCATATTGATGGAAATGATAAAAACAACGACCCTTCAAATTTAATTGCTCTTTCTATTCAAGAACATTACAATATACATCATTCTCAAGGAGATTGGGGTGCTTGTTGGTTGCTGTCTAGAAAGATGAAAATGTCTTCAGAACAATTATCAGAACTATCTAAAAAAGTTCAAGCCGATAGGATAAAGTCTGGTAAGCATCATTTCATAGGAAACAGTAATCCTATGAAAATAGCATCTAAAAATGGAAAACATCATTTTTCTGGAGAAAGAGGCTCTGAACATAACAGAAAAATGATAGAAAATGGATTACATCCTTTAATTGGCGGGAATGTGCAAAGAAACGCTCATTTAAAATTAATAAAAGAAGGCAATCATCATACTCAAAAAATACATAAATGTCCTCACTGCGGAAAGGTTGGAAAAAGCAATAGTATGTATAGATATCATTTTGATAAATGTAAAGAGAGGAAACAAAGTTGATCGTATGTTCTTGTAACGAAATAACCACTGAAAAAATTAGGGATGCTATTCAATTTGTTCATGAACCAAACGAAAGACTGGTTTTGAATATGATGAATTGGCAACCAGATTGTGCTGTGTGTAGTAAGGTGTTGGTTGAAGAGATCCGTAGAGTTATGAAGGAGGTTATGGATGGCGCTTGATTATAAAGTCGTAAAGGTCGGTGAGGCTTATTGCGTTGAAGAAAAGGCAACAGGGTATCACATCAATACCTTTAAAAAACAAGAAGATGCTAAAAAATATATGAAATTTCTTAATTTAGGCGGTGGTTTTGCAGGATTCACGCCTTCCTTTATACTAAATAAGAGTAGCAAAAATATGTAGTCCACAGTAGTGGAAGCGGCACGAGCCTAATAAAGAAAGGGCCACGGAATAGTCGGGAGTAAATGGTGGGGTTCCACCCGACCGTATTTTTGTTAGAAATTCATCGGGGCAAGTCGAAAGGCTTGCCCTTTTTCTTTTCCTAAATAATACAAATTGTAGAGTTTCAGAGGATCAATATGCTTTCTTTTAAAGATTTTTTCAAAGAAGAAACAATTTCCGGTGATGTAAGAGGTCTTGGTTATGTTACAGGAGATCCTTCTGCCCCAGTTGATGGTGTAAGTCAATATGTCACGACCAATCAACTTGCTTCCGATAAAGTCAATGGCGCTATGTTAAAGGTGATGAAAGATTTCCATCATCATGATAGAGACGATATTGGCATCAAAGCTCACAATCCTACTGATATGAACAATAAGAAAACCAAAGGTAAGAAATAATGGCACAGTTTCGTAAAGATACGCATCAATACTTACCAGATGGTAAAACTATTTTCGAAGTTGTTATGCTTGCCGATCAGTTTGGTAATCAAGTTGGACCAGCAAATCCTACAGGAACAGCCGTTGATGCTTTTGGTAGAGCCAGAGTTTCAAGTCCACTAACTCTTTTTGATTCCTCTCATCGTTACCGTGATAACAATCTATGGTCCACTTCTAATACCGCTGGTGGAACTTATGCCTTTTCTACTAATGAAGGTCTTGTTAATCTAAACGTATCTACGGCAACAAACGCAGAAGTTGTTCGTGAAACAACTAAAGTATTTTCTTATCAGCCTGGTAAATCCCTTCAGATTATGAACACTTTTGCTTTTAATACAGCAAAAACTAATTTAAGACAACGTGTTGGATACTACGGCGCCAAAAATGGTTTTTATTTAGAATTAGATGGCACAACTCTTTCTTTTGTTGAAAGAACTTTTGTCTCTGGTGGTTTGCAAGAAACAAGAGTTTCTCAGGCAAATTGGAATATTGACAAATTAGACGGCGCTGGTGCTTCTCTTCTAACATTAGATATCACAAAAGCTCAAATTCTATGGATGGATATTGAATGGCTTGGTGTTGGTTGCGTTAGACTTGGGTTTGTTATTGATGGTAAATTTATTCATTGTCATACATTCTATCATTCAAATTTGGTAACAACAACTTATATTACAACAGCTTCATTACCATGCCGTTATGAAATTAAAAATACTGGAACTACTTCTGGTTCAAGCATCTTAAAACAAATTTGCACCTCTGTTATTTCAGAAGGCGGTTATGAACTAAGAGGATTACAACAAGCCATTGGAACAGCTATTGGCGCTCCTAGAGATTTAACAACAGTTAATACATATTATCCAGTTGTCTCAATTAGATTGAAGGCTTCTCCTGATAGACTTGATGCTATTGTTATTCTTACTGCTTTATCGATACTAGGAATAACCAACAATGCTAATTATAATTGGAGAGTAGTAGCTTCTGGTGCAACTACAGGCGGAACATGGACTACTGCAGGAGATGATTCTGCTGTTGAATATAATCTTACAGGAACAAGTTTTGCTGGTGGAAGAATTTTGGCGTCCGGATGGACCAGTGGTTCTAATCAGGGTTCAAGTCCTGTTGATATTCTAAAAGAAGCACTATTTAAGTTTCAGCTGGAAAGAAATGGACTTACTTCCTCTCCTTATGAGTTAACATTAGTTGCTGCATCTGATGCTGGTGCTGCTGATATATACGCTTCTATGGACTGGGAAGAAGTATCAAGATAATATCTTTTATAAATAAGATTGTTAGTGCAGTAAGGCTACGGCAGACCTGCTAAATATTGGATAAGCCTAAAGGGAAACTCCAAATGGTAAAGAAATTCAACGATTATGACTCTCAGCTAGAGGCAAAGTCTGCCGTAGTTCTCACTAACGAAGCTAAGCTATCTCTATACAAAAAATCACAAAAATCAGGTATTTCCACCGATATTCTTGAGGAAGTATATCGTCGTGGTTACACGACTTGGGTTGAAGAATTTGGTAACTCACCAGAACAGTTCGCCTTTGATCGTGTAAATTCTTTTATCGCAGGAGGATTTGCAGTGGAATTGGACGAAGACCTTAAGAAGGCATGCTGGAAGGGCTATGAAGCCATTGGTATGAAAAAGAAGAATGGTAGAACCGTTCCTAATTGTGTTCCTGTTAAAGAAGAGGAACTAAACAAGTCTGTAATGTCTCCTGAACAATTAGCTAAGAAATACGATAAGCCTGTTTCAGAAATCAACAAAGCTGTTAAACAGGGCATCAAGGTAGAGAAAGAACACACAACTCATGCCGCTGATGCTAAAAGAATTGCTCTTGCTCATTTAGGCGAGAAGCCAGATTATTATACAAAGTTAAACAAAGCTGGTCTTGAAGAAGGCAAAGAAAGAATGGAAAAACACTCAAACGATCCAGATAAGTCAGCATCAAGATTCGATGGATCTGATGAATTAGTTGCCATTTATAAGGGATCAACTCCCGGTCAAGTCATCAAGAGAGTTGTTAAGGAAAGCGCAGCTTGGCAGCGTAAAGAAGGTAAGAACCCAGAAGGCGGTCTTAACAAAAAGGGCGTTGAGTCCTATCGTAGAGAAAATCCAGGCTCAAAACTACAAACAGCTGTAACAACTCCTCCATCGAAATTAGATCCAGACAGTAAAGCAGCTAAGCGTCGTAAGTCTTTCTGTGCTAGAATGGGTGGTATGCCAGGTCCAATGAAGGACGAAAAAGGCAGACCAACTCGTAAGGCTCTTTCACTACGTAAATGGAATTGCGAAGAGACAGAAATTAACGAGACTTCAGAGAAGCTAAGATTAGATTATACAAATAAAGCTATGAAAGCTACTAGAGAAAAAGAAAAGAAGCCTGGTGAGCATCATAAGAGAGAAGAAGGTATTCATCGTGCTGCTCGTCTAATGGTAGCAGCTAAGAAGAAGAAAGAGGTATCAGAAGACGTTGGTGCTACTGCTACTGCGGCTCATGCTCCAACCGCTTCTTCTATGGGTCCATCAAAACTTTCAAGAACCGCTCGTATTGAGCTTTCAAGACGTTCTGCTCCCGGTGGCGAAGGACTAAGAAGAACTGGTCCAACAAGATATAGCACTTCTTCTCCAAGCAATCCAGGCGGTATGAGATCAATGACTTCTGGTTCAACGTCTGCTACAGCAAAGACGTTAACTCCACAGCGTGTTTCTGCTAATCAGCCAGCACCAAAGACTGCTTCTGCTCCAACGTCTGCTCCAAAGCCAACGGCTAGTTTCGGTTCTTCTTCAAGACCAACTACTGTTAGTGCTACTTCTGGTGGCGTAGAAAAGAGCGGTGGATTTAAGCTATCTTCTGGTATGAGCGACGCAGGTAAGGCTAAAGTTAAACCAACTGCTCCAGTTGAGATTCCAGCCGCTGCTGGTAAGGCAGCTGGTCTTCTAGGTAAGGTTGCTCGTATTGCTACAGGTCCAGCTGTCACTGCTGCTGCCACAGTAATGGAACCAACACCAGCTGGCGAAAAGAAATCAGAGTTCCAGAGACAATCTGATGTAGCTAAAGGTATTTCATATAAGGCACAAGGTCGTTCTGTTTCCGATTATGAGAAACAAGTTCTAACGCCTAAGAAGTATGAAGCTCCAAAGGCACCAGAAGCACCAAAGGCTTCTAATCCAGTAGTTAACGCACCAACACCTCCAAGTCGTCCTGATTACTTCTCTCGTGGACAAGCTTTCAAGGCTGCTCGTTCAGAAGTTGGTGGTAAAGGTAAGTTCTCATACGGTGGTAAAGAGTTCCAGACAAACGTAAAGGGTGAGAAGTATCTACCTTCTACAAAGTTAAAGGCATCAAGCGTTAAAGAAGAGTTATCAGTTCCAGAAGGAACAACAGGTAAAAGAACAAACGTTTCTACGCCTATGGTAGCTGTTCGTATGGCATCTGGTAAAATTGAAAAGCATCCACCCGGAAAGAGTGGATCATCTGGTGGAGGCGATGAATAATGGATTTAACTGAAGCTCTAAAGGTTGCTTTAGCTGACACTTATGTTTTTGCTATTAAGGCACAGAACTTTCATTGGAATGTAAGAAGCACCAGTTTCTCTGAATATCACAAGTTCTTCGATGAGATATATAACGAAGTATCAGACGCAGCAGATGGTATTGCTGAAAGTATTAGAACTTTAGATGCTTTTGCTCCCGGTTCAATGATTCGTTTTCTTGAGTTAACAACTATTCAAGAAGAAAAGAATGTTCCAGAAGCTCTAATGATGATAACCAAATTAGCTAATGATAATGAGAGAGTATTAGCTTCTTTGAATAGAGCATATGCTTTAGCCGAAAGAGATAGAAAATTCGGTATTTCAAATTTTATTCAAGATCGCATCACTGCCCATGAAAAATGGGGTTGGATGTTAAGATCGTTTATAAAGGTATAACAATGAGCGATAAACTAAGCTTAGAACACGTCATCAGAAATATTGCTACAGGCAACTTTACTCCATCGGATCAACCTAAGATTACTCTTGAGCACGCTATCAAGAAAGTAGTCAGAAAGGAATCGTCCTTTGGTGCTAAAGATAGCAAGCCAATTGATGAGGACGTTGGCGGATTAGTTGGTAGCGGCACTGGTGGCGAAGGTAAGCTACACGCCGAAAGCTCAAAGAAAAAAGTAAAAGAAGATGAAGAGGATAGCAAACTTCCTGGCAGTGAAGATAAGATGGATGAAGCTGTTGGTCATATGGGAACCGATAAGTTTCAAGGTAATCAATTTAAGTCTGTAAGAACTTCAACTCCTCATATCAGACCACCTGGAAAAAGCACAGAGGGAAGCGAATCACAGGCGCCTGAGAACGTCTCAAGACAAAGATCGCTTGCTAAAGAGAAGTCAAGTATGACTCTACAAGGTAAGGTTAATGAGGGCGTTAAAACTAAAGTTGTTGATTTTCTAAGTCATTTAAGAACAGCACCAACTCATAACGTTCCAGCTGTAGTTACAAAGTCTGGTCTTCCAGCCGCTGCTGGTAGTAAAGAAGTTGCTACTGTTACGAAGAAGTCAACGTTACCTACTACAACTACACCTGCAACTAAAACAGCAGTTGCCCCTAAAGCTAAAGTAGCACCAGAAACAAAGACTGAAGTTAAACCAGAAACAAAAACTACAACTACAACTGGTGTTAAGACAGATACTCCAACTAAGACCGAAACACCAACTAAGTCATCAACTACTACACCAGTAGTTGCTCCTACGGTTACGACTACACCTGCAACAGAACCAAAGGTTGCTGCTCCAACTAATACTAAGCCAATGGTAGCAATCCCACCAATTCCACCAGCCGGTACAAATCCACCAACCCCTGCTAAGCCAAAAGCTTTTAGTTTCAAGGGTCCAAAGCTTGGTGTTCCACATGATGCTAACTTTGATATTTTAGATTACGTTCCAGTTAAAGTTAAGACTCACTTTGCTAAAAAAGAAACAAGATATGCTTCTATGAAAGAAGAAAACGAACGCAGAAGCATTGAGAATGTTCCTAGAAAAGATGCTGGTGATCGTAAAGAACTAGAATATGTTGGTAGAAAGAATACTAAGCAAAAGACACTAGCAAGAAACGCTTCTATTAAGAACGTAATAGATGAAGGTAGAAACTTAGCCAAAGTTGTCAAAAAAGTTGTTAAGGAAACTGGCGCTGGTAAAGATGATCTTACAGATGGTAAGACAAGAGTTTATGATAACCCACCAATTATCATTAATCCTCCAGAAAAGATTGTTGATCTTAACGTAGCAGAAGGCGTTATTGGTAAATTAGCTAAGAGCGCCATCGGTACAACTGCCGCTACTACCGCAGCAAGTGGTGCAGCTGGTGCCGCCGCTGCTAAGTATTACGGTGGTGATGCTAAGGACGTTAAACAAACTGCTATAGATACCGCTAAATCAGTTTTCACCGATCCCTATGAAAAGTTTAAGAAAGGTGATTATAAAGGAGCAGCATGGGATGTTGCTACTACTGCTACGCCTCCAGGTGCCGCAGCTGAAGTTGGTGGATTACTTTCTAAAGGCGCAGAGTATCTAGCTAGACAAACTAAAGTTGGTCAAGAAGTTGGTAAAGCTATCGGTAAAATACCCGGAGCAAGCACAGCTGCTGACTATATGAGAAAAGCAGGCGAGACTTTAGGCGTTAGAGAACCTAAAGAACCTTTAAAGAGCGAAAAGCCATTAGCTCCCGGTGAAGGTATTAAATTAGAACCCAAGGCAAAGGTTAAGCCTTTAGCTCAAGGTGAGCCAATAAAGCTGAAATAATAAATATTACAAAAACTTTCAGAGGAACAGTTTAAATGGACGATATTAACGAAGGATTGGGTAAGTTTTTTTCTTACGTATCAAAGGTAAGAAAACCAAAGGTTAAGCCTTTGGAAGGTGAGATCCATGGTCCAAAGTCAACCGCTGGTTCTTCTGCTAAAGTAGTTGGTGGAGAGACAGCAAAGGGCGGTGAATCATATCCATCACCAAGATATACTCCTACAACTCCAAAAGCAAAAGCTGAACCAAAGGGTCCAGCTAGACCAGTAACTTCAACTAAAGCTGATAAGGTTTCATCGGTATTATCAGGAGTTGCCGGTGCCGGTGCTGCCGCTGTTGCTTTAACTGGTAAAAAGGGAGAAGAAACTCCTACAACTCCAGCTACTTCTGCTCCAGCTTCTGGTGGTTCAACTCCAGCTAAGCCAGCTGCTACATCTACTACCACACCCTCTAAGCCAATGACTTTTGGTCAAGCTTTCTCTGCTGCTAGAAAGGCTGCTTCGGAAAAAGGCGCTAAGACTACAGGACAGTTTGAATATCAAGGTAAGAAGTATCAGACAAACATTCGTGGTACAGGTACAGCTAAGAAACCAGTAGAGAAGTATGTATCTACTGGTAAGCAGACAAAGGTAAATGTTGGTGGTGATGTTAAACCAATCGAACCTGCGCCAGTTAAGCATACATTACCTGATATTAATATTGGTGGAGCTAAGCCACAAGCTACTACCCCACCAGCAACTGCACCAGCTACACCACAACAAACAACCACTACGGCACCAGCACCAGCTGCTCCAGTAGCAAATCAATCCGTCAAAAACATGGCCAGAAGAGGCAAACAACCAACACAGGAATCAACAGAAATGGAAGACAATAAGGATCTAATCTCAGCTTTTCTAAAGCTACAATCAGTAAATTCTGGAAATATCTTTGAAGCTGCTAAGAAGCTAAAGAAGCTAGATCCAGTTGGCAAGGAAGACGATGACGTTAACAACGATGGTAAGGTTGATAAGTCAGACTCTTATCTAAAGCATCGCCGTTCAGTTGTTTCAAAGAACGTTGAAGAGGGCGTTATTGGTCCAAAAGGCAGTGAGAATGTTGGTCCAGCTGTAACAAAAGATCCAAAGAAGTATGTTGACCCATCAACACCAACAAAACCATACACTGGCTATAAGGGCGGTAACGCTGCTGGTGATGTAATCTCAAAGGCAAAGGGCGCACTTGATAAGAAGGGCGTTCGTGAAGAAGCTGAAGAGATCGAAGAAGGCGTTTGGGGTAGCGCAGCTAAAAACTTTAGCAGAGGCGCTAGTGGTTTAAATGTTTCTCCCGGTAGAGCCGCTGGTAAGTTTACTTCAGCAACAACAGCTGATAGAGCCGCTAATGTAGCTGGTAAAGGCGCCAAGGTTATTGCTGATAAACCCGGTGCTGCCGCTGTCGCTGCTGGCGTTGGTGGTGCTACGGTTGCTGGTCATTCTATGATTAGAGATAGAGTAAACGCTGCTCAAAATAGAGATGCTGCTAAGACTCAAACTCTACCAGTATCAAGCGGTCGTCCACGCGATAATGTTGCCCAAAGTGGTGGTACAGGCGTAGCTGCTCCACTCCCAAAACCAAAGGTAGATCAGGCAAATAGAGCGCCTGGTCAGGGAAGCAAAGCTAACGTTGGTGGTGCTACTAGCCCATCACAGTTATCAACAACTGCTCATTCAAACTATAGCTCAGCAACAACTGCTCCACTACCACCACATCGTCCATCAAGCCTCGGTGGTAGCTCAACTGCTAAATCAGGTTCTTTCGGTGCAGCTTTCGCTGCTGCTAGAAAGGCTGCTGGTGGTAAGGGTGGAGACTTTACATGGAAGGGCAAGCAGTATCAGACAAACGTAGCCGGTGAAAAAGGTTCTTCAGCTTCAAAGCTAAGAAATATGAATCCAAAGGGTCCATCGGTTTCTGAAGAAGTTGAAGAGATTATGTTCTCAGAGAATGAACTAGCTCATTTCGAATCGATCTTCGAAACAGCTTCTGTTGCTCCAGCCGACTCTGGTGAAACAGTAGATAATACAACTTCTGAGAAGCTACCAAGAAAAACACTAACTGATTCAAAGAAGTAATGACTATTATTTGCAATAACCTTATTATAGGTAAAAAGGAGGAGCCAAAGAGACAGGCTCCTCCACCAAAACCAAATACTGTAGAAAATCTTTCTATTATAGAAAGAAAGTCTGATGATAGTGAATTAATTGTCGCCAAGGGAACTAAAAATATTAAAAATGAAAATGTTAAGTTCCATAAAGGTTATCATACGATTCAAGAAGGCGAATTACACAAACTTATAAACAGCAAATCTGATTATCTATCGGATATGCTAGGATTAAAAGATTAATAAATACAATAAAATATCTAGGAGGACTAAAAATGCCATTATGGGGTAAAAACGACGCTGCTTCTAATTCAACTATCTATGCTCCTGCACAGTTGAAAAAAGCACCTAATACAAATAATAGAGATCTTCTATTTGGTAATACTACATCTAACGCATATTTTGACGGCGTAACGGTTGGTCAATATGCCGTTGACGATAACGAAATTGCTGCTGGTAGCGGTAGAACAGCTCATACTGGTTGGGTTCTAAGAACAACTGGTCAAGGCGGTCGCTCTGGACGTATCTTTGACGAAGTTCTAGTAGCTGGCGGTATTACTGGAGATGCTGAGGACACTTCATTCCCAGATTATACACTAACTATTACAACTAATCCAGCCGCTAATTCTGGTAGCGTTTCTGGTAATATTTCTAGAACGTTTACTGCAGCAGCTACTTCAGTTCCATCAGGAGCTTCAATTAGCTATCTATGGTATAAATCAACAGATAACGTTACCTATACAACTACAGTTGGTAATACTGCATTTAGCGGTCAAACATCAGCTACCCTTACCGCAAATATCGCTACACTAGGCGTTAATACTTGGGTTAAGGCGGTTGCTTCTGCTACCGGTGCTGCTTCTGTTAATACAGCAGTCGCTAAATTCACAGCTACTGCTTAATAGGTGATAAATGGCTGATAACAGTAAAAGAGTATCTGAACTTCCGGTCACAACTAACGTTGCTTCCACTGACAGGGTTTTAGTCCTCCGAGATCCTTCAGGGGCACCTTCGGTCAGAACTATTACTGTTAACAACTTTATTTCTAACGTCGCTGCATCTATCGCTACAACCGCAGCTAACTTAGTAAATACATCAGCAGCCACGGCGTATTCTAATGCCGTGGCTTACGCCAATTCAATCTTAACATCAAATCTTGTTAACTATCCAACTAAAACACAACTACAAGCTAATCTTACTAGCACTTCTTTAAGCAGAAGTATGTTAACTATTTCTTGGAACAATCATTCAGCTAATAGTTCTCAGGAAGTTTTTATTTGTAGATCTGATGTTTCAGCTTCTATTATTACTGTTACTTTACCAGTTGATGGTTCTATATCTAATGGTAAGATCTATACAGTTAAGTGTGCCAGTAACGGAGATCTATATAAGACAACAGTTACTACACTAAGTCCAAACAGAATTGAGAATCTATCCAATGGAGTATTCACTACTAGCGTTGACTTAGCAAACTCTGGTTCATTCGCTACTTGGATTTTTGATAATGGTTATTATCGTCGTATAGGTTAAAGATAGTTGTTATATGTATGAAAAACTGACTGATAAGAATTTTTTATTATATTGTGCCTCACATTACGATAACGTAGAGTATGCATCTACTGAAGACTTTTTAGAAGATCTGAATAGAATAAAATATATTAAAAAATTAATAACAAGATACATTGAATATGGTGAACTGAAAGAGAGATTAATTCTCAATCACATTATTATTCTTAATAATTGTTTTGGTCCTGAAGTTTTGAATAGAGTTCTTTATTTAAAACTTAAACCTCAGATGAAATACATTAAGCCATTTCTGATTCTTCTGGAAATTATGCCTGATAAAATCTATAACGTAAACGATGAAACCGTTATAGATACGAATATGATTGAGATGGATCTGAACATTGTAGACAAATTAAGGAAAGTTTGATGAAAGCGCCTAAAGAAATCGAAATGTTCGTAAAGTTTGCAGCTAAAGAACTTGGTCTTACTAAGTTACCAACGATTCATTACGTTGGAAGCGCAGAGAACAAAAAGGCAGCTTTCGGTCATTCTATGGGTAATGATATCTGGATAAGAATAACAGACCGTCACCCTATTGATGTCATGAGAACTATTACTCATGAGCTTATTCATTTTAGACAAAAAGGCGGTAGTGAAAGATTTAAAGAAGATCAAGCTAACGCAATCGCAGGACGTGTAATGAGAAAATTCGATACTACCTTTCCAAGCGCATTCAAGCTAAAACCAATTAGAGAAGATGTTGCTTCTACAGTTCCAGCTAATTCAGCCGGTGCAGGTGGAGTTGAAGGTATTGGTGTTGGTCCAAGAGGCGAACCTGGTGGTAGAACGAAAAAGAAAAAGATTGTAGATATAATTGGTCCTATTTCTAGACTCCAAACCATCGGGAAGAAATAATGGATACAAGACAACTAGATATGTTCGAAAATAGACAAACAAAGATAGAAGATGCTATTTCGAAACTAACAGAAATATCTGGTGATCTTAATAAGATGATAGCCGTTCATGAGTTACGTCTAACTCAACAAGAAAAATTTATGGATTCTCTTGAGGATATAGTTGAAAGACGTAGAGAAGAATCGGATAATAAGCTAAGAACAGTATACGAAACGATGCGTGCCGAAGATATTCGTGTCATCGATGAAATTAATAAGTTGAGAGAAGAAGGCGAAGAACAATACAAGTCTCTTTCTACTAAAATTAATAGTATGGAAAAGACGATGTATATGTATATGGGTGCGTTTACGGTGATAGCTTTTATTCTAGCTTATGGTCCACAGATCGTAAAAGTTCTTAATTTAAGCTAGAATTTCATTTACTTTCCCCGATAAACTACTATAATAGCCCACCTTTCAACAAAGTGGTTATAATATGGATTGGCTTGAACACAAGTATATTGGTATGGTATCATCCCGCTTAGATAAATTCAAGCGTAAAGGTCCACAACTATATAATTTCAGATGCCCTATCTGTGGTGATTCCGAATCAAATAAGAATAAAGCCAGAGGTTACATCTACGAAAAAGAAGGTAAGATGTTGTTTCACTGCCATAACTGCAGTGCGACTATGGGCATACCTAACTTTATTAAGATGTTAGATCAAAATCTATATAACGAATATCAGTTAGAGAGACTTGCTGATCGTAAATCTCCACAGCAAGATGAATTTGAAAAGTTCGTAAACAAAATGAAGAAGCCGGTCTTTATGAAAGAAGGACCACTTAAAGGCTTAAAGAAGGTATCACAACTTGCACCAAACCATCCAATTAAAGTATTTGTTGATGAAAGAAGAATACCTACCCCTTATCATGCCAAGTTATTCGCATGTCCTAATTTTATGCATTTTACTAATAATTTGGTGCCCAACAAGTTTTCAACTGAGTCTCTGGCTAGAGATGAGACGAGGCTTCTTATACCTTTTCTGGATAGTAATAAGAGTGTTCATGCCTACCAAGGTCGCAGCCTTAGAGCAGGGAGTGCCGTTAAATACATTACAATCGTGCTTGATGATAGCATACCTAAGTTGTATGGCTTGGACACTATGGTTACTAACAAGCCTATATATGTCGTTGAAGGCCCGATTGATAGTATGTTTCTTACTAATGCTATTGCTACTGCTGGAGGTGATCTGGTTAGCGCAGTTAGAGATTTTGACAAATCAGGACTTACGATCGTATATGACAACGAGCCTCGGTCTATAGAGACTAAAAAGAAACTTGACAAAGCCATTATGAACGGGTATAATGTCTGTATTTGGCCAGAGTCAATGGATCATAAAGACATCAACGATATGGTCCTTGCTGGATTGTCTCCTGAATTTATCGAACATATTATTAAAACGAATACGTATAGAGATTTGTCAGCGAAACTGGCGTTACAGAAATGGAGTAAGGTATGAAGTTTGTAAAACTTTCTAATACTGGCAGGTACAGGGGCGATCCAATCTATATTAATATTGACTGGATCACAAGCGTTTTTGAAGAATCCAGCGAGAAGTATGGTTCTTTATCTACCATCGTTTTCGGCGGACCTGGTGGTGGAACACGTTGGGTCGTAGAAGAATCAGCTAAAGAAGTTATTAAGAAAATTGCAGAGGCAACAAATGAAAGTCCGTAAGAAACCAGTTGAAGTTGAAGCTCGTCTCTTCACAGAAAATAAAGCAAAAGAAATTGCAGAATGGTGTAACGCTCTGTTAATTCCACGTGGTGGAAATACAGAACCATTTATCCAGATCATGACCCTCGAGGGCATTATGACTGCTCGTCTTAATGATTATATTATTAAAGGTGTTCATGGCGAGTTCTACCCATGCGCTCCTGCTATTTTTGAAAAGACTTATGAGGTAATTGAACTATGAGCATACCAACCAGGTTCAATGTGTTGACTCCAACTAACACATATAAAAATCAAAGTATGTTTACCATTAGTTATGGTCAAGATTTGAAAGATAGAAACGTATGGAAAGAACGCTTTCAAGAGTGTTTCAACGACATGTCGGTGGAAAATAAACAACGGTTCTGTCCTTGGTATTTCGAGGAAGATTTTATTATAGAGATTAGTCCTGATATTTCTTTTTTTAAAAAAGATTTTCATAAATTATGAGGAGAAAAACATGACCGATGAAGAAACAAATAAGCTAAAGAAGATTCTTTTTGTCTTAACTCTTATTAAAAATAAAGAATCTGATGAACGCAAGCTTGCATACTCAGAAGCAATTGAAGAAGCAATTGAAGAAGCAA